TTATAAGTTTTATGGTTTTTTCGTTGTAATTTTTATACAGTTCCATCTCCGCACCCCCTATTTATTTCCTATAGGATAATACATTAATTCTTTTCCGCAGAACAGATAATATCTAGACCCTTTATCTCCATCTCGATTCTTATCCAGAATGACTTCAACTAATGTATAGCCTTTTTCTTTTTTATCTCTCATGCTTTCGATAAATTCTTCTAGTCTAGTACCTTCATTAAAACCTGTTCTTTTCCATGCTTGTTCTAATTCCTTCTCTTCTGTAACTTCATGTATGTAAACCACTTGATTACTATCTTGGTATATTGCCCTTGATTCTCTACAATAAGTTTCTCCATGCGGTCTATAATTTCCAGTACCTTTATCCGCTAACTGTGTTAGTTGTATTACTATCATGTTGAAATCTAATGTTATATTCTTTAATTCCCTCGACAATTCCGCTACCTGTCGTTCTCTAGAGACTTTTGTATCTGTTGGAGTTAATAGTTGTACATAATCTACTATCAGTACGTCTGGCTTATACATTCTTAGTGCCTTTTTAATTTGTGCTATCGTGCTTATACTATCGTCTATTCTCAACTTATCTGTATTCAAACTTTCCATAGTCTCTATTATTTTCTTGGTTTTGCCTGAAGATAACTCTCCGCTGCGATATTCTTGTCTTGTTATCCCTGCATAACTTAGTAAAATTCTCTCAGCTACTTGCTCTTTACTCATTTCTCTACTAACTATTAGGACTTTTTTGCCCTGTTTTAACATATTAATAGCCATTCTTAAGCTCATAGCGCTTTTACCAACTCCACTTTTAGCTCCTATAGTAAGTAATTCTTTTTTAGCTAGGCCACCTTCTGTTAACTTGTCCACTATTTTTATTCCAGTTAATACACGTTCTATTTTTTCACCTAGCTTGTCAAACATATTTGATATTATAGAACTTAATGCATTATCTTCATCTACTTCTTTATTTGCCTTTGTGCCAGTTTCAAAAGTGTTAATGCAAGCATTTATATTTCTCCCTGTTTGAATCCCTTCTATAAGGCTTTTAGCAAGTTCTATCGTGTCTCTTTTTTGTTTCATTTCTTTTATTTCACCAATATAAAACTCTATATTACTTGCTGCTGTAGCATATTGGTTTAAATTCGTTATATACATCATTTCAACTGTATTATCTATTTGTTCTATCTTATTTACTAAACTTATTAGATCAATCGGTGATTTTTCTTTATCCAGTAGCTTCATTGCTTTATAAATAACTCTGTTATATTCGAAATAAAAAGTTTCTTCTGATAAATCCTGTATTACTTCAAATAAGTTAGGTTCTAACAATACCATCCCGAGAACTATTCTTTCATATTCTAAATTGTATAAATAATTGTTCATAAATCCTCCTATTCCCCAGGTCCATTTATCAAGTCTAGCAAGTCTAATGATGATTCGATTTTTGTAGTTGGTTTAACTGATTCACTTGGTTGGTAGTTTTCATCTAAATAATCTATATAAGCTCCATTAAAAAATGTGCTTCCATGTTTTATATATTGCTTGTCTGTATTTTCTTTTTCTTTAGCATATCTTTTTACTGCTCTTTCTAATTCTTCTACACTTATCTTTTCTTTTGTAAGTATTCTTTTAATGTACTTATATGCTTTAGCTTTATCTTTCTTATTAGGATATAATTTCCATATATTATCTATAACATCTAAAGAAATAACAGTATCAGTAGTATTTATACTGTTACTATTTATACTGTTACTATTTATACTGTTACTATTAGTGTCTTTGTTTTCGAGGTCTCGAATTTCGGTGTCTCGAGCTTCGGTGTCTCGAAATTGAAGACATCGAAGAATTTCTTGTCTATCTCTTTCATCCATTACGATTTCATATATATTTTTTGATTTTAAATTTCCGTTTTGAGTATTGGTTACCTTGATATATCCTGATTCCTTTAGCAGATCTAGATATTTTGTAAATCTGTTTTTACCTATATTCAGCTCTTTACACATTAAATCCCTACTTGGGTAACAAGTATATTTATTGCCTGCAAATGCAACTAGATAAGCATATATAGCCTTAGCTTCTATAGGCAATTTCTTATCCCTCATAACTAACTTAGGTAATATCCCATAACCTTCACTCAGAAAGTTATTCTTGCGATATCTAATTTCATTTTTACCTTCATCCATTCTGCTCACCTCCTTTTATAAAATGTCAAATTTCGTATCTTTATAGTTATATTATACTATTATTGTCTTACATTGTAAATACTTGTCTTACAAAATAATATAATGATATTGCTTTATCTTACTTAAATATGTTAAAATGTAAATAAAAAATAAAGGTGGTGTGTTATGACAACTAAACAATTTACATTTAGAATGCCAAATGATTTAAGAGAAAAACTAGAGCAAATAGCAATTAAAGAAGATAGGACTTTATCAAATCTAATAATTAAAATTTTAAAAGATTATGTTAAAGTTAGCTCGGAGAAAGGAGAATAAACTCCTTTCTTTTTTATTACTTCCCTCCCTAACCTCTCTATGCTGTTTTTTCTGCTGCTTTTTCATATCCGTTGCAAACTAAATCATATTCTTGTTTATTTAGGTCTTTTACTTCTTTGTTAAATTTTTTAAATACTTGTTGTTTAACTAGATCTTTATCTACTCCAGCTTTATTAGCTATTGCATATAATCTAGATAACTGCTTGTCCGATAATTTTCTAGCAGTGTTTGAGACTTCTATTTGACTATGTGATTGTGATTTGTTGTTATCTTCTTTGCCATGGATTGCATCGGCATCTTTACAGTCATCTAACAATAACAGAGACCCTAAAACATACTTCCTAGCATAACTTGATGTTGCTCCAGTAATCTGACTTGCTTGCATACCTTTTATGTTTTCTGATTCTCTTGCTAGTGCTTCTGTTTCTATAGTTTCGCCACTCTCTGCATCTATAAATCGTGCAGTGGCTTTTATGTAATATCTATCTCCGATAAGTTCTATTTTGTCTTGTAAAATAATTGTTGCTTGATATTTTACAAGTAGACTTTTTACTGCCTCTAGAATATCCTCACAGCTTCTATAGCTATACCCCCCAAATTTATTAAATTGAGACTTATTACATTTTAATTCCCCTTGTATAGCTAATAACTTTTGATATATATTTTGAGCCATCTTTATATCTCCTCCACATATTTCCATATTAATCTTTCGCCTGTTGGTAATTTTCCAGCCGATTTTAATTTCCCTTTGCAACATGCTGATATGTTTGACCTGTTAATATTATATTTTTTTTCAGCTTCTATTATATAATTGAAAGTTTCTCCAGTAGTGACACAAATTACTTGTTTTTTATGTGCTTCACTCATTTTCTTTTTAGTTTCTTCTGTTATTACATGTAATCCAGTTTCCCAAGCGTGCTGTTGATTCTCTTTTGCCGTTACCCATTCTAAATTTGATACTCTGTTATTAGTCTTATCTCCGTCGATGTGATTAACTTCCTTTTTCCCTTGTGGATTTGGTATAAATGTAGTTGTTACTAATCTATGTACATTTTTATTGTATTGCTTACCATTTTTATATAATTTAACATATAAATATCCATCTCTCTGTTTTCTTAGTCTAAGTTTTTTAGCTGCTCCAGTGCGTCTATAATTCAAGCTTCTAACTTGTCCCATGTTGCTTACTTCATAGTTTTCAAAGTCCTTAATTGGTTTCCATTGTTCTTGCATAATACTAAAACTCAACCTCCTTATTTCTCTCTAATTCTTCTATATTAAGTCGTAAAGCATATAATAAACTGCTTTCGTAACTATCATGTTTTCTATTTCCTATTTGTTTTAATGTGTCTTTATAGTGTTCTTTGAATATATCTAATGTCATAAATTTTCTATTTCTTAGAGCAAATTCAGCTCCTTCTATAAATCCTAGTCTGCCTAAATCATCTGAACTTCTAGAAAGTCTAACTAGGAATAATCTTTGTTCTAGTGTTTTTATATCTGAGTTTTTTACTCCCTCAGATTGTAATTTTAACTTCATATTATCCCCCTCTTATGGTATAATTTAAGTATCTTATATTACATATAGTGTTTGATTTATAGCTATCTAGATTTGGTACCTCTAGATAGCTTATTTTGTTATGCGATAAAATCTAGGTATGCATGATCTAAGATGTCGTATAATTTTTCTGATTGTCGTTTATAAGTTTTGTATGCTTGATTGATAATAGCTTCTTTTTCTTCTGTTGGTATGTCAGTTCTTCCTGAGTTGTCTAAGAATATTTTGTAGTATGCTAAGTAGTTTTTCTTGTCTTGAGCTTCAACAAGCTCTTTTACATCTTCATAGATTTGTTTTTTACTCTTCATTTGTTATTCCCCCTTTATCTCCAGTTACATTTTGAGTTCATTAACTCTATAAGTTGCTTTACAGTCATATTTGGATATTTATTTGCTAAGTAGTTTAGAACTTCTGGTGTACATTTCATCTAACCACCTCCTTTAAAGACTTTCCTAGTTTTCTTTTGACATATTTGTCATAACTTATTCTGTCTACTAGATACTTTCTCCCCATATGATTTACTGTGTATTCTCCTGTGCTAAGTCCATATCTTGCTACCTGTAAAGCATAGTTACGGCCACAATGTAGATACTCCTGTAATTGTTCTATTGTTAGATATTCACATGGCGCATAGTCTTCGCTATAACGAAATTTTTCAACGATATCAACTAAGTCAATTCTTTCTGATATTGTTTGAAGTAGTTCACTTTGGTCCATGTTTCTTACTAACATCTTTTCAAATTCACTTGCCATACTTTCACCCCCTAATTATGTATGCTGTGCCACCAAGCCCCAAATACGAAACCTAAGCTAAATATGATACTTACTATTATGTATTTTGCTAACATGATGCCTCCTATCTGCTATAATTAACTACTGTGTTATTGCCTTGTTTTCTAAGTAGTGCAAACTTGTTTTGTAACACGTGAAACATTTTTATTTCTGCTTGGTATGGAGTTATGATGCTCCATTCTTCCCTAAATCCTCTAGCTCTTAATATGTCTGATACTGCTTCTACTTCTTTTTTTATGAAGTGTTCTGTTCCTGTATATACTGCCATGCTAATCACCTCCAATTTATATAACTTCTAAGCTAACAAACTTATTAATGAAATAATTTATACCTTTGCCAGTAACCATAGTTGTTTTTCTTATTTTTGTTTCTCCGTTGCAAATCATATTTGTATGCTTGACTTCAAATAGTTTTAAATTCATTGCTCTTTGTGTTGGCATATTCTTATCGCTACCTGTTTTTATTAAGTAGCCGTTATCTCTTAGCCATTCAAATAATCTATTTTGCCCTATGTCTATTCCATTCTGTTTTAATATTTTAGCTAATTCTCTAACTAAAATAGAATCCTTTGAAACTTCTAAACATTCACCAACTAAAGCTTTAGGTTTCATATCCTCTATAGTTTCTTTAGCTTGTTGAAGTAGCTTGCTTTTTTCTTCTATTGTCTTTTGTGCTACTAATAATGCCCTTGCCATTATTTCGTCATCACTCATATTTTCATCGTGTGGTATATATCCTCCAGTTTTTCTAATAGAAGGTAGTACCTCATGAGTTATCCATTTTCTAAACTGTTTTGCACTTGGCAATGGAGAATCTAAAACTAAATCATAGAGTGCATATTCATTTATTAATAATTCTCCTTTACGTCCAGCATCTTTAATTCCGAATAATTGTGCATCGCAATTATTCACTTTTTTAATATCGTCTTCACTGCAATATCTTTTTATATAATATGTATAACTCATTGATTTACTTATTTCATAACCCAGTTCTTTAACCACATCCTTTCCAACAAACCAAGGTTCGTTGTTTATAGTTGTTGCTCTTACTGGTCCAAATTCTTCATTTTCGAATACTTTTAAATTTTGTACTAAATTATTCATTTCGTTTATGTAATCCATATTTCAATCTCCTTTCAATCAATATTATTAGTCGATATTTTTATTAGTCGAATTTAATTCGTCTGATTTACTAAAAAAAATATCTTCTATTGTTACTCCAAATATATCGGCTAATTTCTTAGCTTTGTCTAGTGGAGGTTTAGCTATTCCTAATTCATAACAAGAAAATGCTTGTCTTGTTACTCCTATTTTTTCAGCTAAGTCCCTTTGTCTATAATTGCCCTCTGTTCTGTATTCTCTTAGCTTATTCATCAAATCACCTCCAATCGAATTTAATTAGATTTTTTAATTATTAAGCAAATCTTATTGACTTGTTATACTTACATTATAGCAAATTAAATTAGCCTGTCAAGTGTTTTGACTAAAATTTTTCGATTTTATTCCAAAAAGGCGAGGAAAATTTGCATAAATAGAGAATATATAAGTATAATTAACTTATAACATATTTATAGATAAAGTGCATTTTAATGGAGGATAGGAAAAACATGTTAGCAAGAAGATTAAGAGAACTGAGAGAGGAAAATAATTATACACAACAAGAAATTGCTAGTAAAATAGGTTTAACAAAAGGAGCATACGGTTGCTACGAAAGAGGCATAAGCGTACCAGATGCCCATACGCTTTTACAATTAGCAGATATATTTGACGTTACCACAGATTATCTGCTAGGGCGTGTAGATAATAAAAAACCGTTAGAAGATATGTCAGGAAAAGAACATGATGCTATTAAATTAGCAGAACAATTAACAGATGAACAACTTGAATTAATAACTAAAATGGCATTTGGACTAATAAAAAAAGACTAGGAAATCCCTAGTCTTTTGTTTTATTTAATTCTTCTTTAGCTAGCTTTATAACTTCATTTAAATGTTTGTGATCTAATTTGTGATTTTTTATTGCATTTATTAATTTTTCTTTCATATTCCAGATTATTCCCCCTTAAATCATAGAACATACGTTCTAATTAATCGTTTACATATATTATATACTATTTTTCAGATATATAGTATATGTAAATTACAAAATATTTTGTATAGTCTTATTATACTATCTAATACGACCTTTTTGGAATATTTTAGTAAAATTTCCACATATGTAGACGGAAATTTATGCTTACTTCCAATAGGAACTAAATAAATCTGTTATTTTACAATCTAAAGCCTTGGCTATATCTTCTAGCTGGAATATGTTCACCTTCCTTTTTTCGGTTTCATAGTTATTAAGCGCAGCTTTGCTAATATTAGTTTTTCTTGCTAATTTTTCTAATGAATATCTCTTTTTTATCCTTTGCTGGTAAATTAATATCTTCATATTATCATTTTTGTAGCATAATAGCTATTTTATACTAGAAAATAGTGTAAATTCAATTGGTATATGCTACAATTTAAGAAAAAAAATAAATAACTAAAGAGGGGGATAATTATGGGATTATTTAAATCTAAAAAAGATAAATCTAATGAAAGACAAGTTATAACTTCTAAAAAAGTTTACAATTTAAAATCAAATGGTAAATATGAAATTGTCTTAGAAGGGAAATTTATTTCTATTACCGCTAAAGGAATTATGAATTCGATAAATAAAGGATTTACAGGTACAAAGAAAATCTGCTTAGACAATGTAACAGGAGTACAATATAAAAAACCTGGTTTAACTACTGGATATCTGCAAATAATATTAATGGGTAGCCAAGAGGCTAAAGGCGGAGTTTTTAATGCGGTACAAGATGAAAATACTATTTCTTTCGCTAAAAAAGATAATGAACAAATATTAGAAATTAAAGGATATATAGAGAACTATATAGAAAATAAAAATAACTATAGAAGTCAAAATACATCAAGTGATGCAGATGAATTAATGAAATTCAAAAAACTTCTAGATATGGGTGCTATAACTGAAGAAGAATATGAAAATAAAAAAGAACAAATATTAAAATTATAGATAAACATCAGGGCAGTTTTACCAGCTGCTCTTTTTTTAGGAGGGTTACCAATGAAAAAAATCTTAAGTAGTTTTATACGTAAAAGAAATGACAAATATTATGTATATGTAGAATATATAGATGAAGTTGGCAAAAAGAAACAAAAGTCGCAAGGTAGTTTTATAAATAAAAAAGATGCAGAAAAAAAGCTTATAGAGGTAAAAAATAGTATAAATAATGATATTTATGCTTTGCCGAGTAACATTTCTTTTACAAATCGTTGTTATCAATATTATGATAGTAAGTTAGGAATATCCGAAAATACTATTGCTTGTGCAAAAAGTATCGTAAAAAAACATGTCGAACCTTATTGGGGAAACATGAAATTAAGTGACATAACTGTAAATAAATATCAAACATTTGTTAATTATGTGTTTCAAAAAGATTTAGCTTATCGTTCAAAACGAAAAATAATGCAATTATGCAATGCTGTGCTAAATGAAGCATACAGATTACAAGAGATAAATAAAAGGATTACTGATTTTATTATCCTTCCGAAGAACAATAAAACACACGAAGAGGAAATATATTCAATAGAAGAAATAAAACAGATACTAAACGCTTTAGAAAGCGAAAGTATATATTTTCAAAATACTATAAAACTTTTAATCTATGGAGGTCTAAGACGTGGCGAGGTTTTAGGTTTAACATGGGATTGTGTAGACTTCGAAAATAAAACTATAAAAATTCAATACAATTTACAATACATAGAAGGCAAATATATCATGAAACAACCAAAGAGTGAATCGTCAATAAGAAGCATCACTCTGCCAGATCATGTTTTTGATATGTTAAAAAAAGAGAAATTAAGACAAAATAAATTAAAGTTACAAGGTTTAATGAAAGAAAAAGAATATGACACAGTATGCATAAACAGCAATAACAATTATTATAATCCGTACAATTTAGATATTACTTTTAAACGATTTATTAAAAGAATTGGGCTTGAATTTAAAAAACTACATGCATTAAGACATTCTCATGTGTCTATGTTAGTTGCATCTGGTGTAGATGTAAAAACAATATCAGAACGCGTGGGGCATTCCGACATATCTATTACATTAAAAATCTACGCGCACGCTTTTAAGGAAAATGATAAGATAGCAGTTGATAAAATTGACAATATACTAAGTCAGTAAATTGTCAGTTTTGTCAGTAAAAACTTAACTGGTCAGTAAATTGTCAGTAAGTTATTTGAAAATAAATAAATCAAAAAACACTGATATTTAAACATTATAAATCGATTTAAATACTAATAAATCATATTTAATATATCTAGTAACTATATTATATTAAACTTATAGTATTAGCCATACCAACGTTTTAACAAAATTTTAAATTAAAATGTCAGTAAAAATGTCAGTAAAATTAACTTATCCACATTTATTATAACACATTAAAGGCTAGAGAATTCATTTCTCCAGCCTTATTATTTATTTATTATCTTCTGAGATATACTCCCCTAGCCTGCCATTACATCATTATCAATATAGCACTTGCTACTCCAATTCCTAGATATGCAATGCGCCCTGTAACTTCCAGCATTATTTTTTTCATAGTCATTACCTCCTTTATGAGGAGTATTGACTGCATCTGGAATATTTATACAAATTTTAGAAAAAAATTTTCAAATTCGCTTGACTATTGGTTACCAATAGTATATTATATAAGTATAATAAATAATAAGAAAGGGGTAAGGAAGATGAAAAGAAATTTAATGAAAGAAGCTCATAAAATGACAAAGGAAATAAAAGAACAATATCCAGAAGTAGATTATCAAGCTCAATTAGGTTTATGTTTATCTTTCTTAGCTCAAGAAGGGGAACAAGAAATGAAAATAGAAGGAAAAAGTGAAAAACAAATAAAATATGCTGAAAATTGTAGAGAAAGCAGAATAGCACAATTTGAAAGAAAAATAGAAAGATTAGGAGCAAGTGAAGGAAGTAAAACGAATTACGAAATAAGAAAAACTAATGAAGAATTAGAACTTACAAAAGTTGAAGCATTACAAATAGGCATAAATGTATTAAAAAACATGACAAAAGCTTGGGAAATAATCAATGCTTGTGAATGTGATATAGAAATATTAATATACCACTACGGTCAACATAGATAGGAGGAAGATATATGGAACAAAGAAATTTGAAAGTAAGTTGTTGTAAAGCTGGAGGCAATGCAAGTAAAAATGCATTGTCTTACAAGTTAACTCTTCCAGTAGCATGGATTAAAGAAATGGGTATTGATTCAGAAAATAGAGAAATAACAGCTACTTTTGAAAATAATAAAATAATAATAGAGAAGGGGAAAAGAAATGAATAAATGGTACAGACTAGGTCAAGAGTTTAACAAAAAATTCACTAAGGAACAATTTTTCGAAATTCTAAGAAATAATAATTATACTAATGCACTTGGTTGTATAGGAAAGGACTTCAAAGAAAAAGATTATAAAAAACTTTGCAAGATTGTAGATCTTCCAGAAGAAACAGAAGAGATACATTATAGTTATGGAGAAAGAAAATATTATTTCTACCAAGGATATGACAAAAGGAGCGTAGAAAAATAATAATAGAAAAGAAATAAAAATTAATTAACATACAAAGAGGTGGTTAAATGAATTTATATGATTTTTTTGATGAATTGGATTATATGGGCGTGAGAAGTATTACAATGATGAGAAAAACGTTATGTAAATCGGATTCATGTAAAAAATGTGAAAAATATCCAGATAAATGTACTTACAAAGAAAGACAACTCAGAATAAACTGTTTATTTATAGAATTAGAAAAAGAATTAGAAATATTAATAAATGGTGATGATGACGAAATAAAAACATTAGAAAAGAAATAATAAATAGCTAGAGGGCTAACACCTTCTAGCTATTTTTATCGGACGCGACCGATAGCGACCGATAAGCTTATCTTTCAAAAACTTCTACATATTTTGTTGATGCTGTTATATAAACTCCTGATTTTAATTTGTACATATCTGTTCCTGTTCTTTCAATTTTTTGAGCTATAGTAAATACATCACCTTTTTTCACTTTTCCTACGACACTACTTGAATTAAAATCTGCGCTACTGTGTATATTTACACTATCTGATATTATTCTAAGATATTCTGTCTTACTTATTACTTGAGGTTTATCCTCTGTATTTTTTACTTCACTCTTTTTTGCCACATAAGTTACTCCAAAATATTCACATACTGCTTTTGCTACTGCTTCAGCACATTTTTCTTGGTGTTTTTTATCTAGCATAAGTTTTGCTTCATTCCAATAATCCATAAAACCATACTCAATTAATATTGCTGGCATTGTTGTTTGTCTAAGTATAGCTAATGTAAATCCACTCATATCTACATCTCGCATTAAACCGTAGCTATATTCGTAATTTATATCTTTTTCTAAATGTTTAACTGCTAATTTTCCAAGTCTTATTGATTTTGAGGATGCGTTTTTAGTTCTCAAAACAAGAAGTCCCTTAACTCTACTTTGCCATTTAGCACAGCTTCCTATCGCATTATAGTGATTTGAAATTAATATATCTGCTTTAGCTTTATTAGCTTTACTTGCTCTATTAGACAAGGCAATATCTGTTTTACCTGTCATATCTGCAGTAAACATTGTATCTATACCACATCTTTTTAGTGCAGCTGATAAGTATTCACTCACACCTCTATTCCATTCATTTTCTTTTATGATCTTTCCTTTTTTTCTGACTAATTCACCATCTATGTATAAATTTTTTGACATTGGAACTGATTGTTTACCTTCTGTATGCATACCATGTCCTGCATCTATAGCTACTAAATATTTTTTACTCATAATAACACTTCCTTTTCTGAAAATAAAAGATGCTTAAAAAATCGACCTTCCTATCGACTTTCTAAGCACCTTACAGTTACCTTATAAAGTATTTATATCTATTTTTCTATCAAGTTCTTAAAAGCTTGATGTAAGCCTACAGAAGCAAGTCCTGAAAATAATCCACCAAGTATAACTTCTGGACTTACATATCCAGCTATCCATATGTTTAAAGCGCATCCTAAAAGTGCCATGATGCAAGGTATGTATTTATTATCTATAAAACTAAAACTTGTTTTTATAACATATCCTACACATACACAAATACCTACTACTACTAAAACTAAGTAGCTACCTAATAAATTTAAATCAAACATAACTACCTCCTATTAATTAAATAAATTATTTTGTATTGCATAAAAGAAAAAACTAACTAGAGCTGTTATAATTGCATAAGTTAGTTTATTTAAGTTGATTGCTAATTTGTCTATGGTATTGCATAGATTTTCTATTTTTACTGCCATTTCAGACTGTGTATTTTCTAGTTTGTCTATTCTTTCAGAATGTCTTTGCAGCCTTTCATCGTGTCTCTTTAGTGTGTCTTTTAACCATTCATCATTCATGCAAAATTCCTTTCTTATATAAAAAAGGACTGTACCGCTACAGTCCTTTTAAAAATAGATTTAGTTTTTTTAATTATATATAGTTTTTATTCTTGTATTCTCACATTTTACATCTTTTTCACCCCCTTACAGTTATTATACTATAAAATGATTTAAATACCATTCTTCCTACATAGGAAAAATGGTACACAATATTTTTAAATTGCGAACTAAATATTTTTATATTTCTTGCCAAGGTTTGAAGTTTCCTATTCTTTCTAATAAAGTATTAGCATCATTAGAAAAAGAAATAGCTCTATCATCAACATATACTATAGCTGGTGGTTTTGTATCTGATATTTCATCAACTACTATGTTATATTTACGTAAATAATCTTCTATAGCCTTTATACCTTTTTGTGTAGATGTTCTACTCGATACAACTACCACTTTATATTTTTGTCTAATTTCATCAATAGCCTCTTTTATTCCTTTGCAAGGTGGGTCAGGTATATTTTCCAATCCTTGCCATCCACTAATATAAGAGTGGATTACTCCATCAAAGTCTAGTACGACTGTTTTCAATGTATCCATATTAATAATTCTCCTTTTTTTCATAATGAGGTTCGAAACCACTTATTTCAAAACAACTTCCTTTTCCTTCTTCTAAGTAAGGACAATTTTCTTTATGTTTACAACTATCACAATCCCCTATTAAAGATTCAATTATATTTTTGATAAATTTAAACATTTTTAATAATCACCTACTTTTTAAATTGCGAATTAATTCATTTTTGCAATAAAAAAAGAACTATTCAGTTATTAGTTCTTCGCAACCACTTTCTATAAGTATTTGTTTAACTTGCTCTTTAAGTTTTGCAGGTACTTTTGCATATGTTAATTTACCTTGCATTATTCTATAAGCTAAAAATTCTGCCATATCATTCACCTCCTCCCAAAGTCATCATTATTAATTCCTCAATCGCTTGTGCTTGTCTTTCTTGTTCTTCTTGAATCAAGTCTAGTTGAGTTTTAGATTGTTCTGTTTGTTCTTGTTGTTGCATTTTTTCAAATTCTTCTATTTCTTCTGTTGTAGCATCTCTATATATTCCATTATCGTATATTCTATATGTCATAATATCCCTCCTTATCTGCCATAAATCTTATAATTATTACCTTCAGCAAAGGTACCATATCTAAAAAGCAATTTATTTATACCTTTTTTATCATTCCAATTTGCTGAATTATATGTGCCCTCACTGCTAGAAAGAATTGAACTATTGCATCTTTTCCAAATTAAAAATAAAACTGGATTTTCAGCACATAAATATATCGAAAATGTACATTCTTCATTTACTTGCCATAATATCGATGATAATACTAAATCAACCCCACTTGCTTGATTTTCAGAATAACTAGTTATTGCCATTCCACAATTAGATGTTCCTCCTGATTTTCCTTTTGCTATTATTAATATTTCTTTATAATCATTATCAAAAATTTCCGTAATTGCACTAACAGTTTCTGTTAAAGTTAAATCTTTCAATAATTTCCACTCTTTTTCACTTCCACCAGTACCACCTTCACCTCGAGGAATACCTAAATTCAATAGAGGATTTTCTGTAGTTCCTGTAATACTCGCAGTCGCACTACTTCCACTCTCAAGTGTTTCTACTGTACCAATTTGCAAGCTTGGAGTTGCTCCAGTATCTCCTTTTGCACCAGCTTCGCCCTTCCATTTATACCAAGTATAAGAATGTGGGTTTATTGGAGCATCTGCATTTGCATCTACACATAAGCCTATATATGCGTTTGGTGTATCTGATATTTGTCCTGCTAACTGTGGTGCTCCTGTAGTTGAATATTTTATATGTAAATACTGACTTGTGCCCCCACCACTTGATATAGGAAGTGTTATTCCATTGCCTAATTTACTACCCTTTGAATTTACAAGTTGAAGTAAATTAGTAGCACTATCTAATGACAAATCAGTTGGTTGGTTGTTCGCAATATCTTTACATTGCGAACTAACATCGCTTATACCTTCTTCCATTCTGTTTAACTCTGCTGTTGTAATTTTTTCTTTTGCTACCCATGTTTTTTTAGCAAAAGTTCCGTCTGCATTTGTAGAAGCTACAGGCTCTGCATAAGTAACAATAGCATAATCCGTTAGAGCCTGGTCTACTTCATTTGTTGTGTTAGTTGCTACCAATTCGGAAATGGGAGTTGTGCATGGTCTTTCTAGTACATGGAATTGTCCTATTACTTTTGGAATTGTTACTGCCCCGTCAGTATCATCGAACAAATCAAATACCAAATCAAAATCTCCGACTTCTACTTCTTCATCGATTAGATCTTCTGTTACCTTTAGGTGTATTTTACCATTTTCTACTGGAGCTATAGCATTTGCTACTTCTACTGCATTTGGTTTCACAACTGTAACTGCAGCATTTATTGCATTTGTTTTTTCTATTAGATCTGTAGTCCCCTTAAAATTAAAAGATGCATTTTTTATAGCAAAATAATAATGCACATTCTTATTTCCCCTAAATAAATATATGTCTTTATCTAATTTTGCCGTGTTACCTGTAACCGTTACTGTGTAATCATATTTAATCAAATCAACATCCCCTTTCTATTTACTATTTAGCTTATCTTCTAATTCCTCAACCTTCTCCATTGTCTTTTTTAATGCTCCTATTAATACATTGACCAATTGGGTTTCTTCTATTGCTAACGTTGCTTGTGTTTTATATGCTTCTTCTGAATTAGTTATTAACTGTCCAATTTTATTATCAGTACCATCTGAATTTACAAGCATATCCTGGGCTATAGCTGATATTCTCTTTTCACTTTCTCCTATATAATTATAAGTTGCTAAGGCATAATCGTTTTTTATAAAATTATACAAATCATCATAGTTAATTGAGCTTTCTTTATTTAAGTAATTAATATTTTCTTTTAGTGATCTATCTGAACTTGTTTTTACACCATTAGTTGCATATACAACATTCCAAAATCCACTTGTAGAACCTAATCTTATACCCCCACTTGAGCTTGTAGGATTATAACAAGGCATGAAATAGGTATATTCATTATTTGCATCTCTTGTCAATTTAACCATTCTTGTTGAGTTATCATTTGGTGGCGTATATCCTTGTATCCCAAAATAAAGACTGTTGTTACTTGTAATAAGTCCTGGCGATTGTAAATATTCTGTCGCAGTTACTTTGCCAGGAGTTAATTGAGCATAACTTCCATCATTAGATTCTCCATATACTTGGATTGTTTTAGAACTATAAACACTACCATCTGAATAAATTCTAAATAAATATCCATCAGTTGCACCTTCTTTAGGTGCAGTGAAAAATCTAGCGCCTTTTATAGTTTTACCTGTTAAATCATCGAAAGTTATATTAGATGCATTTAAACTATTGGTTTTTATATATTCTCCGTTTAAATAAACTTTTCCATTTTGTAAATATATACCTTGTACTTGTCCGTTGTTTGTAAGAGCATTAAATATTGCTTGTTGTGTGTTATCAACTTTATTATCTACAAGATTTGCCATACCTTCCCAGGAAGTATCTACATAAGGTGTGGTTTCTGTTGTTGTACCATCACTATAATAGATTATAGATTTAGTCCATATGTAATAGCCTCTTTCCCATTCTGGATAGTTTGTATACCAAGTTGTTGGAGGGTCTATTTTAGATGTACTTTTGCCATATCTGTTACTTACTCTAGTAATAGACACACCTTGGTCGCCTTTACCACCTGGAGTACCTTGCTCACCTTTTGGTCCTGTTATACAAACTGGTTCTGATTCGCTTGTTGTATTATTAGAATATGTAGTTACTGTTTTTTGCCATATATATTTCCCACTTACCCAAGTAGGTTTTGTTGTGGACCAACTACCTCCTAATAACTGAGTAGGTGAAGTAGAAATATAGTAAGATATAGATACTCTCTTCATTGTAATTCCTGTAACTTCTACTACATGAGAATTTACATAGTCATCTATAGCCTTACCTTCTAAGCTAAAGTCTGTTGCATTAATTGTTACATTCCCATTTGAATCTATATAGAAAGTAGTATTTCCTTTTGAATCTATTACTTTTAAATTTTTAGCATTAATATATTGACCGTTAAAATAAAGTTTTCCATCTTGCATATATAACCCTTGTATTGTTCCATTTTTAGTAAGAGCATTAAATACTGCTTCAGAATCTGAACTGCTTAATTTATCGTCAATATTACTATTTATTTTATCATTTATTAAATTGTTTATATTTCCTCTTTTTGTATAATAATTTTCAAAATAATTTTTCAAAGTATCTTGATGCACATTTGTTGTAATTTCAATGTCGTTTATTTTGCAATCTACAGTTAAGTAATTATATAAAGCATTATATGCAGTTTGAAAATCATTGTAAGCTATATTGTACTTTAAGGCATTTGCTGTGATTTCAGCATATTCTTCTGCTATATCATCTAAAATTATTTGTAATTGCCTTTTTTCAGAAGGTATTAATGTACCATCTTCAAGTATTTTATTTATTCTTTCTTTTTGCTCGGATATATCAGTAGTCACATCGTCAATGTAGGAACTGATAGTTTTGCCTTCGAGACTGAATTCTGTTGCTCGGATACTTACATTACCCTCGCTATCTATCAGAAAAGTAATATTTCCGTTTCCATCTGTAACTGTTAGTTGTCTTGCATCTATAAAAGTGCCTTTGAGTTCCCCAGCATTGATTACATCAGCATTAAGTGATCCAATCAAAGCACTTTCTATCGCAGCTTCTTGAAAATATTCTGCAGCATCACTTATTTTGGTAGTTGTTGCACTAACTTCTTCTGAAAAATCCGTAGCATTTCCATAAGTATTAATCGCTCTTACTCTATAGTACCAAGTCTGTGAGCATTCTACCTCATGGAGAAAAGCACTTCCTTTCCCTTCATAAATCAAGTCAAATGCATTAGGGCTAAATCCTTGTTCTTGACTAGCATAAACTTGATAAGAATAATAAGGCTTATTATCAAAAGTCCAACTAAGAGAAACTGTCTTAAATCCGGCTCTATCTATAGTTACAACTGGAACCGCTGGCAATGTATTAGGATAATCTTTTTTATTTGTTTTATCTACAATGTCTTTTACTTCATCTTTTGTTACTGTGTCAGTATTATTTTTATTTATGATTGAGCCTAGTGTTGTCTTTGGATCACCTAATTCTATAGATATATATTTGTCTGCTAATACGTTATAAGTTGTTTTTATAACTCTAGCTTGGTCTCTTATTCCATATTTGCTGTTAGCTATATATACACTATCATCCATGCCTATATATTCTAGTTCAGCTAATCCATCTTCCTTGTATTCTTCCGTTTGGCTAAGCGGTTGAAATTCTATTTTATAAGTCATTTTAGGAAGGTCGCAGCTATTATCGTTGAAATATTTTTCAGCTAGATTTTTTAATTTTTCTTTTGTTGGAGCTTCATCTTCGTCAAATTTGTCTGAAAAATCCATCCATTGACTTTTTACTATATCACCTTCTACATATCTTGGCGATTTTACTCCTGTTTCATCAATATATAGAGTTTTTTCAACTTCATCTTCTGTATAAGTAGCATAAGGTTTTATAATATTGATTATTTCTGAATAATCTTCTTCTAACGTAAAGCCTGTGATGTTCTTCTTATAAGCTATAAGAGTGTTATCATCCTTACCTCTTCTAGTAAGTACGGATATTGTAAAGTTATCTCTAAGAAGCTTAGGACCATTACCGAATGTATCTATAAGAGAACCTCTTGTCCCAGCTATAGCACTCAAACAATCTGTTTTTCTATCCATGCTGTAGTTACCAAGCATCTCTATATTACTTTCAATAGAAAATCTACTGTCAGCATCAGATTTTTGAAGCATATGTTTACCAGCATTTTCACACTTTATATTTTCTTCAGCTACATCCTCATTTAAAGAGTTTTTAGCTAAATCAAATGAAATATGTTTTGCATATACAGTCACTTGGCCATTTAGAGGTTTTGATATTGTATCTATTCTAAAAAGCTGCCCTTTTAAGTTATCCGATGCATCAGCTTTTACAAGGTTGTCTTGTTTTAACGCATAAAAAAAAGAACCATCAGAAGGATATACGAGTGTTAACTCGAAATCTCCGTTTGATTCTTCTTCAACTTGGCAAGATATAGCATCTACCAATAAACCTAATCCGTTGCTTTCATACGTTGTAAAACTGTTATCATAAATTCTTGGTATCACTATATCACCGCCATTCTATAATTTATTATTATTTTAGTAAAACTAGCGCCTGTTCCTATAGTCCAAGTTATATTGTTATTACCTTCTTCTAAAACAGGAAAATCACTATACATTTTCTGATTTGCATTTACTATTTTTCCAAGCGAATTAACAGTAGTTGCATTCATTTTTTCACAATCAAGTTGTATATGTCCTTCTAAGGCTTTTAAAACAACTTCTTGATTATTTATATTGATAGTTATGTCTCCTGTTGCATACACATCAATAACAGGCTTGGTTTTATATTCATCATTTTTTATTACAGTATTTTTAGTAGTTATCTCTACTGTTTTATTACTATTAGAGAATCTATAAGGCTTGCATCTGAATTGTGCCTGGAACAATCCAAAGTTTTCAATTGCTTCTTCTATGTCAACATCAGAATTATAAGTTCCTAATAGATAAAAACCCATGTCCTCACTTAATTGTATCTTTCTATTTGCTCCGTTAAGAAGGAATTTCTTTGCCCTTCTTGCTAATGCTGGAGTAGTTTCAACTTTGCTATTATTATTTACAAGCACACAACCAAGTGTTAATACAAAATCTTCATATCCATTGTCTATTGTTAGTGCTCCGTCTCTTCCTTCTATTTCAACAAACTCTAATTTTTTAGAAGGCGCAGAAAGGATATTACTTTCATACACCTTTATTCCATAATCTGTACTCGGTTTATCGTCTAAATATAAAACTATCGGGTCTTTATATTCTGTAAATTCCATTTCTACACCTCCTTATACTGTTAATACTTTTTTTCTTTTTAGATAGAATGCTAGGTCATTTGCTAGAGTTTCTATATCTATTTTATCATTTATACAAGGATTATTTATATTTATATTTATAGCATTACTTGTATTATTTTGTGTTGTTTGAGTTACAGCACCAATATTACCAGTTAATCCTTTAGCAGTACCTATTAAATCCATTGTAGTTGCATTGTTATTCATAACACCAACTACACTATTAGCTAGATTTTTAGCTTTTCCAAGCAAACTATTTTCCTCTTGATCTATCCCGACACCAATACCTTCTACTATACCAACACCGATTATATCTCGCATAATTTTACTTGGTGAATTAATCTTAAATCCAGCCTTGAATCCTTTTACTACTCCACTGGCAAAATTAGATATTTGAGTTCTAAGCCAACTTCCAGCTCCAGATATACCTCTCCATATACCTTGTACTATTTGTTTACCTATACTTGCCATTTTGCCAGGGATAGAATTAACTCCGTTTATTATTTTATTTTTAAAATCATTAGCTGCTTTTTGACCTTGCGCTCCAAATTGCGATGCAAAGCTAATTGCTTTTGATATACAGCTAGATAAAAATGACCATACTCGCCCTGGCAATGTTGATAATGCACTTCCTACTTTACTTACAAATTGACTTCCAGCTTGTTGTGCTTTCGCAATCATTTGCGATGCCCATTGAGTTGCTTTGCTGTAAGTATTGCTTAGGAAATTCCATACCTTTCCTGGTAATTGTTGAAACCAATTTATAGTATTACTTATAAATCGACTACCAGTTTCTTGCGCTTTTGATAACATATTACTACCCCATTGAGTTACTCTGCTATATGTATCTGTAAGCCATTTACCTATCTTGGAAGGCAATTGAGAGAACCAGTTTCCTATTGAGTTAATCCACATCGGTATATTTGTAGCAAAATAGTTATATGTATTAATTCCCCAGCTAGTTATGGCTCCTAATACAAACCCTAATGCATAGCCTACTTTTCCTGGTAAGCCACTTAACCACGTACCTATTGATGATATCAAATTGCTAATCCAACTTGATGCGCTACTATATACACTATTTGCCCATTGTGTTATAGAATTCCATAACTCTGTAGCTTTTTCTGTTACTGTTATCTTTATTTGTTCCCATAGTTCTGATATTTTACTTTGAATTTGAGGGACTATTTCCATAGCTTTGCTTAATAAAAATTCACCTAGTTTTCCTATTTCTTCACCTATTACCTCTAATATTCCGACAAATAATTCTCCAATTGCTACAACTATCTGAGGCAATGCTTGTATTATTGCTTGTCCTAATGCTATTACAAGTTGAATACCAGCTTCTATAATTAGTGGTAAATTTTCTAATATGCATCTAGCAATTTCAATAACTAATTTTACTGCAGCTTCTAGTAATGTTGGTAAATTTTCTACTAATGCAACTGCTAAGGTTGTTATAATCTGTACTGCAGCTTCTATAATTAGTGGTAAATTTTCTAATATGATGTTAACTATAGAACTTAGTGTATTTGTTATTATATCAACTATAGCTGGTAGATTTTGGCTTATACCATTTACAAGTGCAGTTATAATGTATACTCCTGCTTCAATTACTTTTGGCAGGTTTTCGGCTATGATGTTTATTACTGTAGATACAACATTTACTATAGTTTCAATTAATGTCGGTAATGCTTGCGCTATACCTTGCATAATCATTTCAAGCAGTTTAAATCCAGCATCTAAAAATAATTTTACGTTATTACTCCACATTTTTAGCCATGCTTGGATTAATTGTCCTGCTGTTTCTATTAATTTCGGTGCTACTTTCAAGATTCCAGCTACTAAGTTTGATATTATTTCGCTTGCTTTTGACTGTAAAGCTGGTAAATTCTGATTAATCCCTTGAGCTAGGTTGCTAGCTATACTTTTACCGCTTTCTAGCCATTGAGGTAATGATGATTTTACCTTATCTAATCCACTTTTAAATGTATCTGCAAATTGATCTATAACTCCTTTTATACCACCTTTTTTATATGCATTTGGAATAGTTTCTGTAAAATACTTTTCAAGTGTACCAAATACATCCTTTGCCTTTTCTTTTACCGATTGCCAAGCATTATTTACAGTAGTCCTAAATGTTTCATTTGTCTTATAAAGGTGAATAAGTCCAGCGGTTACTGCAGCAATAGGTATCGCAAAAGCAAAAAATGTTGAGGTAGCAGTTCCTATCATTGTGACAACTCCACCAATCATAGTCCAAGCACCATTGAGGGCAACCATCCAACCATTCCATAATCCAGCACCCATAGAAAGAGGTAATAACAATAATGTCATTGCTGGTGCTAACAAGGCAACTACACTAGCTACTTTTGCGATTATTGGATGTGCCTCATTGAATTTTGTAACCCAGTCAGCTATAACACCAACAACTTTCATGCCTACTTCTAAAACTTGCCCTGCAGTTTCTATCAAAGGTTCGAATGCTTTTGCTAACTTGTTTTTTGTAGTATCCCATAGCTTTTGCAATCCTTCATCTGCTTGCATAGCCGCACTAAATAAAGTTCCATATGCGGTAATTGCAGCAACTCCTACAATTGGAATTGCAAGTCCAAGATTGGCAGTACCAGTAGTCAAACTTCTCATTAACAATCCGTATCTCGTCATATCTCCTTGTGCAAGTCTTACTGCTACTTTCTGAGCTGAATATCTCTTTATAACTCCTTCAACTCTACCGCCTAACGTTCTATATCCTGCAGATAGACGATTTAGTGGCGAAACTCCTAAATTCATCGCTTCACTTAATAATCGGAATTGTCCTGGAGTTGATGCTGGCAATAACATCTCAGGTCTTATTCCATGGTCTTGTAAACCTTGCATACGTTGTGTTAATATTTGAGTTTGGTCTCCCATTAAGCTAGTCATTCTCGCGTTAAGTCTTATACTATTAGCTTGTGTCTGTAGCTGTCTCTCTGTAAGGCCTAATTGTCCTCTCATATAAATCTGTCTAAATGTATTGTCATCTAAACTTAGCGCGAACTCTGTCATTGCATTTCTCGCTTGCATAGCTTCTTGTGAATAGCTTCCGTAGTATCTTCTTGCATTTCTTACTTCACCTCTAAGCCTATACATTTCTTGATATGCTTCTCGTGTCGCTTGCGGTACTTCTCCGCCTAGCTCATATTCTAGTCTTTGCATTTGTCTTTCGAATCTTTGAGCTTCACGAGTTGTTCTACTAAATTCACTTCTAGTTCTAGATGCTGAACTTGTAATATCGTCAAAGGCATTACTTGTACTGCTAGTTACTTGTCTAACACTATCAAAAGCGCTTCTTGCCCTACTAGCTGAATCGCTTGTACTTCGTAATGCATCGCTTACTCCATTTGTAGCTTGTTGTGTATTTCTTAATGTATCACCCATAGAACTAGAACTATTTTCAAACTCTCGTAAACTTTCTCTAGCATCATCTAATGCATTATTCCAGTTTTGTATATCAAGATTTAAATAGCCTGTTGCAGTTCCTAAGTTTGTATCCGGCATTATTTAACCTCCTTTCTTTGTTTTTTCCATGCTTCTGATATAAATGTTTTTTTCTTTCCTGTTTCTTGGTCTATTAGATCTTCACTCCATCGTGGTTTTTTCTTTTCTTCAAGTTGGCATGATATATACATACAAGCTTCATCAAAGCAAAAAGCCACGTACTCATCTTTTATTCTTGCTATTTCACTTGGTAATCTTCTATATTTCTCCGACTGATTGATTATTCTCAATACGTTCTTGCTCTTTACGAAAGCTTTTTAGCCCGTCAATTCCAGCTTGAACATAAGTAAGAATTGTTGTTTTCATTTCTAGTGGTAGCGTTATACCTATTTCTTTTATTTCTTTATAGCTTGGATTTACTAATGTTTCTTCACATAAAAACTCTAATAGCTCTCCTAACTGTTTTAAAGCTGTAACATCTCCTTCTATAGTTGCTTTGTTTACAGTTTCAGTTTTCCCGTTAAATACTTCTGCTGCTTCTTGTAAAAGAGTATTAGGTATTTTACCTTCTGTTATAAAAGCTAGCATATCTGGTCTTTTTAGCTCAGCTATAAGTTCTGTTCCATCTTCAAACTTACCTAAACTTACTATCTGAGTTTGTTTTACTCTTTTTAATTTTTCTAAACTTGTTACTTGTAAATTTTCCATTATCTATTTCCTTTCATAATAAAAACCCCTCTAAAATTATTTAGAGAGGTCTATTTCATCTATAACATTATTTTCTTCTACAATCTTATTTTCTTCTATATCATTTGTTCATTCTGATACTGTATCATTTGGTAAAGCAGTTACTTTTTCTATTGTATAAGGTGCAGTTCCTTTCTCTGGTCTTGATTGAATAGTATATTCATTTGAATAATATTCACCATCTTTAAAACTTAAAGGCACTGATTTTCCTTTACAACTTGGGAATGTCACTTTTGAAAAGTTTCCAGTGTCTCCATCTGTTCCTACTTCTGCAGAATAAACTTCAACATCAAACGATGTTTTTGATGCATTTTGTCCTACTGGTGGCGCTGTATATTTTTTAAAAGTTTTTCCATCTGTATCGTATTCGATAGTACCTCCTTGAATAACTTTAAGAAGCTCAGGACACATTACATTGTCTTTGCAAGTTAAGTCATAACCAAGTACAGTATCTTTAGCTTCTCTATTTGCATATATTTCACCCTTTAGCTTAAGAGTTTGTTCTTCGCCTTCTGAAACCACTTCTTCTGTTGAAATTTCATCAGAAGTTTTGAAACTAAAAATATCAGTTTCAGTTACAACTCTAACCAATGATACATCTGATAGTGGCATTTGATTTATCTTTTTTACTGTAGCTGCCATATTTATCTACCTCCTTCTCTATATACATATCTGAAATACGAAAGTTTTGTATAATATGCTTTCATATCATTATCAATTTCTATTGCATACTTATCATAATTTTTTCTTAGTTTGCCGAATTTTTTTATTGTATTTTCAACTTGTTTTATATAATCCTCAACCTTTGAGTATTCATTAAAAGGATAAAATACCCATAACTCTATGCTTTCTTTTTTTAGATTCTTACTACTTGAAGTATCTTCTGTTCCAGCTTCATAAATCAATACAAATGGGTCTGTGCAAATTTTATCCTGTTGTCCAAGTGAGTACACTTTTAATCCGCCAGTTCTAAGAAATCTATATAAATCCTGAAACATTAACCTCACCTACCTTAGAAGTATACTTAGTCCAGACATAACCTGTGGACCTATTTCATTTATTGTTGGCATTATAATTGGATAAGGTCTTGTACCAGGGTGATTGACTTTTTTAACAGGATGACTAGCTCCTTGCCAATACAACCAAGGATTCCCTGTTATAACATGTGGTGATGTTCCTTTTTCTAGATATATCCCATAATTAACTCCGTGTGATAATGCAATACTTAATACATTCTCGTTTTTCCATTCCCATGATGCATTAAGTCTATTTCTAGCATCATGTGTCCTATCTGTCCAAGGTTTATTTACTCTTGCGTGATTTTGAAGTTTTGTAGCTGAGCTATTAGCATATATTTCAAGCGCTGCTTTTGTTCTATTTCTTTTTTGTTCTAACATATCCATTAACTCGTCAATATTCATGCTAAAATTACTCATCGTAGCTCACCTCTTGTAATCTCATATCCGCATAAATATCCATTTTATTTACATTTCCAATATCTTTAATTTGATATTTATAGCCATTTATATATATATAGTCATCTTTCTGTATAAGCTTCGCAGTCTCATCGTATACAACTAAAAAATATATACTTTTTTCTTTTATTACCTCTGCTTTATTTTGCAATGTTATACTTTGGCCATACTGATTATTTGATTCATGATATAAGCCTTCTATTTCACATACTAATTCAAGTAAGTCTGACTTTTCTCCAAAATCATTTGTGTAAGCTCGCTTAACCACTCCTAAAGAAGGGAGCTTTTTTATTGCTTTTTCAACTTTCGATTTGATTTTTTCTTTATTTATCATAAGATCTTACTTCCATTCGGTCTGTATTTTTTAGCAAGCCTTAACCAGTATTCTTTATTGTTCGGCAAGCTTAATCCCCCTGGTAAGGCAATACTATCATCTTCTGCTTTGGCTAGAAGGCATTCATAAGCAGTTTTATTTATGTCATAGTTATTTTTTTCTGCGTAAAATTGGAGTTGTTCATCGCTAAAAAAGGGAGAATCACTCTCCCTTAAAATTAGCTTTAGCATTTCTAAATCATCCATCTAAATCACGTCCTATTATTTTTTAAATTTAGCAAGTACTATTTTAGCATCGTTAGTTTTAGCTACTCCATAGTATTTAGCAGTTGTTAAATCATGTATTTGTTTTTTAGGGAACCATTCATGATCTAAAGAAGTATCTTTTTTAAGGAAGATTGTTATTGCTGGTAATTCATCTTCTGTATATTCTGTTTCAGGACTGTCTGGCTCCATTTTTAATATTGGATTTAAATAGTATTGGTTAGCTGCTGCCACTGCATTAACTTTATCGCTTACTTTTAAAGTAGAACCATCTAAAGTTTTCTTTTTATATTCAGCTAAATTATCTTCTGTTATAGTCACTGTCCCACTGTCATTTTTTTCTGCTTGAACTAACATAACTTTTTTAGATTTTTTAACCCAGCAACCAGCTATTTTACCTATAGCTCCGTTTACTGCTACTCCAGCAGTGAATTTATCAGCTGATAAAAAGTTAGAATCTTTTAGTAAAGTTGCTTCTTGTTTTGGATGTATAAACATAACCTTTTCTATTCCATCTTCTTCATCTTCGAATTGTGTTACTGCATCAACTATACCACTGTAAGATATTACAGCTAATGTACCTCCAGCTACTCTATTAGTTCCAGTATAAGCAGCATCTAATACATCATTATCAACTTTTTGAGCTATAGATTTTGCTAATTGAGTTTCAGCTTGTGCTACTGGATTACCTAATCCACTATTAATAGATTCTTGAGTTATAGATACAGCTTTCATAGCTTTTTTTATTGTAAAAGTAGTTGACCCAGCTTTTAATCCTACTGTTCCGACTTCTTCACCTTCAGCTACATCTTCTGCATCTCCTATGTATTCCCAACTTGGTGTTGTTTTTGTATCCCCTGGAACACCTTGTAATGTTGTATCAACTTTTGCATATGGTGTTATTTTACAAAGTGCTTCTACTTTTGCACCTATCATTGGACCCATAACCTCTGGGTTTATAATATCTGCTAATTTTGTTGTTGCCATATATCAATCATCTCCTATTCATTCATTAATCTGTTGAATTCTTCTTTATTGTTGTTGAAAAATTCAACTCTTTTACTGTAAGGCATTTTCATTAAATCTGCCTTTGTTACTTCTCCAGCACCTCCACCAACTCGTGGATGATTACCTGTTCCCCCAGTATTACCTGGAGCTGGATTTGATGTATCAAATAAATATCCATCGCTTTCCTTCAATGCAGTTAATTGTCCTTCTAAGCCTTCTAATTTACCTTCATTAAATTTTATATTGTCTAAATCAAGTAAAGCTTTTAAAGCCTTAGCATTCTTACATTTATTGTCTTTTAATACACTGTCTAATGCATAATTAAAATCCTTTTGTGCTGATTCTTTTTTCAGATTTTCTATTGTAGCTTCATGATCTTGTATTGTTTGTTGCAATGCTTCATTGTCTTTATTATTTTTCTTCAACTCTGTTATAGTTGTATTTGCAGCTTTTATTTGTTCATCTAAATCAGCCTTTTGACCTTTTAATTTCGTATATCTTTCATCTGCATTTTCTAAAGATGTAGTATATATTTTTTCTTCTTTCATCTTTGCAGTAATGTTATTTATTTGTTCATCTGTTAAGCTTTGTGCTTTTAATAATTCTTTAAATTCCATATTTCCTCCTATATTTACACTTTTTACAAGTCCGTTTCTTGAATATAGTTTTTAGTTTATTCTTTTACGCCTACAAACTATAAAAAGGCATAAAAATAAGCCCTTTCGGACTTTATTATCTTGTTAATTTATATATTTCAGTCAATATTGTATCTGTGATATATTGACTATGCACATAAGATTTGTGATTATACTCATTTATCTTATCGTTGTATAATTGAGCTAACTCAAACCAATCTGCATTTTTACACTTTGCTTTGTTGAATATACTGGCTGCTACTTGGCTTTTTGCTTTATCCTTAGCGAAACTTTTATATATGAAAGTATAATAATTTTCATCATCTTCAGATAAATAATAAGTAGCACCATTTAATTTTAGTTTCTTTAAAGGTTTCTGTTTTGGTCTTTTTATTACTTTAACTTCTATAGCATCACAAGGTAATGATACAAAATTAAATAATTTTTCCATTTAATCATCCTTTATGTAATTTCTATTTATTTCCAAATGTATAAACTATCAAGGAACTTTTTGCAAGTGCCTTAGAATCGATTTTAGAAACTTGAATTATGTAAACCTATTTATTCATATTTAACAATTATACTTATAACATAATCTAGGTTATACATACCAACCCATACACCGTTTTTCTTTATAATAAAATATTTTCCATCGTACATATAATCGTCCCAGTCGTTGCTAGTCCATTTTATTTCGGGTATATAACTTTAATTGTGGAAAATAAAAGAGAGTGAATTAAAATTTATCACTCTCTAATACCTCTAGTAGTTGTGGAATATCTACTCCAAAACCTTCTGTTAATTTTGTACTTCCTACGAAATCATTCCAACTAAATGCCGTAGTAAATGTATATGTTTTGTTACTTGTATTTGCTCTTGTATATTTAGGTTTTCTAGTAGCACTTGTACCAAATAGTACCTTTGCTCTAAGTACCTCAAAAGAGTAACCTCTACCAGCTTTCTCGATGTTCTTAATCAAGTTGTTTAAACTCTCTGTATAAGCATTTGTAATCCTACATGTAAAGTAGTTAAATATCTCATACTGCCAGTTATCAATCGTTTTGATTACATCTTGATAGTATTTCATGTCCTTTGGAACTGACTCCTTCCAGATTGAATAAGCTTTTAAAGCATCATCTCGATTGTTACATTTGTAGATATCTCTAAAATGTTCTTTCAACTCATAGGCTAACTTTAACTGTGGAAAATCGATAAACATAATTTGCATATCCCAAATCTGTCTAGCATTTAAATCTTCTTTGTTCCTTAGTAACAAGAATCTATCTTTTAACAACTTAGACCTTTGTTTCTTGTCTAATGAGCCTTTAAATGACTTTCTCTCACCTTCTAAAGCATTGTTAACTAATTGTATTACATGGAATCTATCAACGATTACCTGAGCCTTTGGGAGTTCCTCATATATTGCCTCTTTGTAGTATCGCCACATATCTATGGTTACTACTTCTATGTTCTCCTTATTAGGTAATTTACTTAGAAAAGCCTTCACATCGGATTTCTTACGGCTTGGTTGGATATCCAATACCTTACGTCCAATTATATCGGTGTAAACGGCTCTCATTGACTTATTAAGATGTGCTTCGTCTATCCCTAATATAACTGGAGTAAGGAAAGTCATATCCTTTTCTAGCCTTTCTATGTAAGCATTAAATATTCGCTTTACTGTAGTAGGAGAAACACTATATTCCTCTGCTATATTAGCAAATGGTTTTTTAAGAGATTCTTTTTCTATTTGCTCTCTTAAACGAATAGTGATTTTATCTCTATCGTCGATGCTTTTGTAATGTTGACTAAATGTGGTACCACAGTATTTGCATTTATATCTATGTGTATGTATTTCAATCCCTACACGTTTCCCAAAGCTATTTAAATCCCTCACAAATCGCTTAGATTTGCCATGCTTATAATATTCAACTCCACCACACTCTGGGCAAGCCACAGGCTCTTTAACTGGTTTTACTATTACCGTCATATCGTGGTCATCTTGTATTGTGTCTAAAACTTCAAATTCTGGTAAATTTAGTATATTCATATTGTCTATTCTCTTTCTCGTAACCTATTTTCTATTTAAATATTTTACAAATTCTTTCCCATTTGTACAAAATTCTTTTATCATCGCTTTCATTAAACCATACGACATTTCGGAATGACCTTGGTTATCTAATTCTCTACTTGCTATAATAAAACTATCTTTTGTACCTTCTCGTAATATCAGTTCTATATCTAATGTATAATCTAATTCCATTCCTTCGTAAAGGTCTTTAGCTCTTATCGGAACAATTTCATCCCAATATCCCCATTTATCTTTAGGAAGTGTCTCATGTCCTCTTTTAATCCAATTAGGAATTTCTTCAACTCCTCTTATTTTTTCTATTCCAACTTTATTTAAGTAACTTGCAACTTCTTCTAGTGATTTAAAATATTTACCCCCATTCATTTTTACCATTTGACCAACTTTATCTAAAGATTTCATTTGTCCTTCATCAAATTGTTTTTCTGTTTCATCATGTCCTATAAAAAATTTATTCGATTCTTCGTTCCATCTAATATCAGGTATATAATCTATATCTGATTTTAACACGCAGAATAAAGTTTTATTAGGTCTTTTATTGCTATCATCTATAGCTTCAGCTATACTATATACTCCTGTCATTCTAGGAGTTATAACATATAGACAATAATCGCATATTTCTCTTTGTTTTAATTCTTCTTGATAACATTCTTCAGTCCAATCATCTACTACTGGATTAAAATAATCTATATCGAGCATTGGAATCAGTTTATATCTCCATTTACTATTGTTACAAGTTCCACCTAAAAATACTTTTTTCATTCTCTTTGATTTTTGCACCATATAATCACTCCTTTTATAAATATACCTCATTATACCACATTCAAAGTTATATAGTCCACAGTTAAAGTTATTTTAAGTAATAAATTTTATATTCACTTGTCAAAGTACGTTTTCTTATTAATCCACAGTTATAGTTTCATACCCTTTATTTCTTCTGAATTAGTCATTACTATTTTTATCAAATTCATTTTTATCTCCTACAATTCTATATTTTCTATTTTTGCTCTTTCTTCTAATACATTTCTATAAGCTTCCATATATACTAATTGAGTATGTAATATTTCATATGAGCAGTTAGGTGTAAAATTAAGTGTTCCATTTTTATATCCTTCTAGCATTCTTTGTAATCCAGCTATTCTATTATCTAGTTGATAATATTCAGCTTTAAATCTGTCTTTAAAATCTGTTCCTAACATTAAATCTACTGTGTCTTGTAATTTCATCTTTTAACCTCCCATGCTTCAAACCATTTATCAAGTTTTTCATTTTTACCACCATTAGCCCAGTCTTTTAACTCTCTAGCTATATCTTCTAAATCATCTTCTATAACTGGTAATAGTGTACACCTACCTAATATGTGGTCTAAAGGTACTTTATTTTTATCGAATTTCTTTCCATTTCGTTCTTTACATAAATCGCATACATTATCGTCTGTTCCGCTTAGCCATTCAACTTTTTCTACAAATGGATTATGCTTAGCACTTTGCCTTGTTGCTTCTTGGTATGCATGATTTATATAGGTATTTGCTAATCTATATGAATTAAATTCAACCTTGTTTTTACTTTTAGGATGAATAGTAAACTTTTCGTATTCCTTTAAATAATTTGGATTACAATAAACCTCTAAGTCTTTAGCTATCTCTTTACTACCTTTCCCACTAATAAAACCATCTGTAAGTATATCGTTTATTGTTTTTGCAGTCTTGTTGTGATTGCTCCAAAGTCTGTCAGAAAGTTTTATGTTATCTCCATACATTTTGCCTGTAATAACATTGTCTAAAACTTGCTTATTCACTTTAATAAACATATCTTCAAAGCTACTAGATAGAGGTTTGCATAAATCACTGTAAAACTCTACTTGGCTTTGTGTATAGCCTTCTACGGTGTTTACAATAGCCTTTTCTATATCTTTATTAAGTCTTTTATTAAGCTTCTTATATTCCTTTTCTAGATACTTAGCAGTTTGTCTTAAATAGTCATATGTCATCGTATCTGGATTAACTAGAGCCAATCTTTTAATCAAATTATTTGCTACTCTCTTATATGCTTTTTTTATTTCTCTAGTCATCTCTTTTTCAGTTTTATTCTTTTGTTTAAAAAAATTATTCAACTGGATCACTCATTCCAGATACATAACTTTCTTCTAACATTTCTCTTTCTAATGCTATTTGTTTTATTTCAGCATCAGCCACATCATCTGTAACACCTTGCCATTTCTTGATGAATGTTTTTCTAGACATAGCCTGTGCATTTACTTGTTGCAAGTCTAATGTCTTTTCTTCGTCTTCATCTTCCTGTAAAGGATAGTTATTTTCTACTGTAACAGTATAATCAAGTTGCGGTAATTTTTCTATTTGATATACTTCTGTAATTTCAAGTATTGCTCTTATTAACCACTCTAAAGCTGGTCGCCATGCCATCATCTTCTCTTCACATCTAGTAATAAGTTGCCAATACAGTGCTTTCATAGTTTTGCCTGATGTCATCATGCCTTTTAGCTCGTCATTTGATAGCATTGGTATATTTAGCATCTCGTACATATCTGACTTAATACGTTTTAATGAGTTTTCTATCTTGTCTCCATAATTAAAGTCTGTCGGTATTGTACCTAGTGCAGCTTGTTTCCCTTCTGCTGTAGGGTCTGTTGGTACGTCCCAAAATGCTCCAGGCTTTAGTTGAAATTTTTCAGATGCTTCTGGGTCTATGTCGACACCATAAATAATCCTATCCATACCTTTTCTAAGTGTGTCTACATCTTCTGAGGATAGTCTGTTGTATTGAATTTGATTGTCTAGAAGCTCTTTTACATCAGATTCTCCGAACGGGTCTCCACTTAGTCCATCGTTTATTACCACATAACAAGGAATACCGCTTAATTGTAAGTCTACATCTACGTTTATAGGCTCTATTAATATCCCATTACCATTGTAGATGCCTTCGTTAAGAATACATCTACCATCTATCATTTCATACTTTTGCTTCCAAATACGTTGTTTATCTTTTTCAACTTCCTTATTTGTCTGATAGAAGAATATTATCTTTTTAAGTTCGTTAGGATTTTCCTCATCACTTTCATATATAAACTCTAGTGAAGGTAAAAACATTATCCTAATCTCTTTTGTATCTTGGTTAGCATATAATTTAATAGCAGCTCTTTTACCGATAAAGCAGTCTCTAGCACCTTTTACAAGCTTCTCTGAGAATAGATTATCTTTTAATATCTTATCTAAATAAAGATTTATTTGTTCAGCTTTATCCTTGTCAGTATCTGTATCGTTTTTAGATTGAACATATAGCTCTGGAGTCTTACCGAATAAAAATCTAGATTCTTCTTTTATAAGCTTCTTAATCAGATTTGTTCTTTTTTCTGTCTGTGTATAGTCTTTTTTTTCTGACTTGTCTATAAAGTTTTCTCGACCTTCGTATATGTCATACAGTCTTAGTATATCGTTCATTTCTTGTAATACTGCCGAGCCATATAATCCAGTAAGTTCAGCAGTAACAAACTCTTGATAACTATTAAGCATCTTGTATCCTCCTTTCTATCTACTATTATTTATTCTTACTTTTCTATTTCCAACTACAGTAAAGAAATAATATCTCATTTGGTCCATACTGTGATCATATTCTTTAACTGGTTTATCTTCTCCAGCTTTACTTGAATCACTATCCCATGAATAAGATGCTATCTCTTTTAATGTTTCAACACAATCTTCATCAATTAAAAGTTTATCTTGAACCATAAAGCTAGCAGTAAGTCTTATTCCATCTAATACATCATTTTTAGCTTTTTGAACTCTATATCCCCTTTTTCTTAATTCAGCAATAAAAGAAGCTGCAGAAGGGTCAACAATTATTCTCTTAACCTTATAATCACCAATAAACTTTTCTAAATCATCTGCATATTGTGTATCCGTCTTTTGTATTCCTTTATCTCGACCACTGTAGTAGTATTCCTTAATTAATACATGCTTACCATCTGTAGTTTTACCCCATAAGCCAAATACAGTTGCATTTTGAGTACCATAGTCGCATGATATATAATATTCTTTGTATGAAAATTCAGTAGCATCACAAACATGCTTTTCTTTATCAAACATAGAATATATAATTCCTTCTGCAACTACCCATAAACCTAAAATATAACGTTTAAAGAATACTCCAGAATACATAGATTTATATCTATTTTTTATCTTCTCAGATAATGATAAATTGTCATCCATTGTAAAATGCAAATATAAAATATTCTTTTCTTCTTTTTTATCTATCCAATTAAGTTTAAACCAATGATATGGTCCATCTGGGTTGCAGTTAAACCAAAATTTACTTCCCTCAACTGAACAACGACCAGTAGCTTGATTTACAAAACTCTCAGGCATCAATGCCACTTCATCGAAGAATACTCCAGCTAAAGTTATACCTTGTATAAGGTCTTGGCTTCGTTCATCTTTGCCACCAAAGATATAAAAATAATTTGTTTTATCTCCTTTGGTTACAATTAATAAGTTATCAGCTCTTTTATCCTCTGTTTTATAACCTCTAGATTTAAGCATTAGCTTCAACCAAAATAAAACATTCCTTCTAAATGAGCCTATCGTCTTACCACACATGCCAAAGTTTTGACCATTGAAGTTTTCCATTGCCCATAAAGAAAAGCTTAATGACATTGAAATAGTTTTACCACTTCTTATAGCTCCGTCAGCTATAATTCCATCTTTATCATGTACAGGTGAAGCTGGTAACCACCAAGTCAGCACCTTTTTTTGCTTTTTAGAGAAAGGGCTAAATTTTATAACTGCTTTTTTAATGCCTAAGTTTCTAGATGATTTCATTTTGTTAACTTTACTTCTTAAATCTGAAATATGTCTCTTGATATTAATCATCGTTCCATACCTCGTCAACTTGCGCATTTAAAGCATCTATAAATCCATCATCCTCGACAGGCCCTTCATCTCCACCTTGTTTTAATATAGCAAGTTCAGTTTTCATAACTTCTAAATCTAATTTAGCTTCGTCTACATCAAACTTATGTAATAAATCAATAGCTTTTTGTTTTTTCTCTTGCACTCTAGTTAATGCTTCTTCTATATTTTGGATTTGATTTAAAGCAGTTTCAAATTCTTTAAGATCTGTATCCGCATCTTTTTCAATGCCTGTTTTGTAAGACTTTAATGTAATTTCTTTGTTTTTTAAATCAGCTATCCTTTTAAGCATTCTTCTTTCTCTGACTGTCAGTAGTTGAATTTCATGAATTAGTAAATTTCTTTTTTCTATCTCTATGCTATCAACTAATTTAATTTCGTCATCTTCTAAAGTGTCAAAGAATATACTTTCAAATTCTCCTGTTGTGACCGCGTTTTTATTATTTGGCCTTGCTTGTAAGGGATAAGATTCTTTTTTTAATCTGGAATTAGCTTTTTTACTAGCTTTCCTAGTTTTTTTTGCATCTATTTTATTTGTTGTACAACTTTGTTCTGATTGTTGTACGACTTTGTTCCATTTATCTCGACTTTTCCAAACTGCTATTACTTTTTCATCTTCATTTAGCATACTAGCAATTTCTCTATTAGTTATATTCCCATTATGTTGTTTATATATCTCGAGAGCTTTGTCTCTACTTGGGCTTCTAGCTCTTGCCATGCATCACCACCTCGTTATTTTTCTAATTTATTTATCAATTTATTTCTATATCTATTATCATTTGTTAATCTAATAAGACTTTCTATATCTCTTTTACTTAGCTTATTGTCTATCTCTCTTTTTATAGCCATAATAACCAGTATCTTAGCTTTATAAAAATTATTTACATGTGTATGTCCGTTTTCAAATTTCTTGTTCGTATTATGTACAACAAATCCATCACTACATTTATAAATTGAATACTCTTTTCTTTGAAATATTTTTCTACTCATTAGATCACTCTTTTCTCGCAAAATAAAAAGAGCCCTTCATGGGCTCAATTCGGTATGAGTTAAATTACGATTAATTTATGCTACATGATAGTAGTTGCATTAATGTTTAGCAAGTTGTAGGATTCGAACCTACGTCGTTGGGGGCGATTTCCATTACTTGCACATTGCTGAGGTTTTACCCCCAGCCATTTCCTGTCATAACTAAGTTGTTAATTATATACTTAATACTTAAGGAGGGCACAAGTCTGTGCCAAGAAAAAACCAATGTTTTAAAAAAACTGTAGCAATTATACTAGTCAAATAGGTTACCAGGCTATCTGACATTCAATAAGAGTTCGTAAAGAAAACAACCTTTATATTTTCCTATAATACAAATATACTATAGTTTTCTGTCCAAAAAAGGAACTTTTACGGAAATTATGAGGTAACTTTACGGAACTTTTACGGAAATCATATAAGTGATTTTATTTTATTTATGATGTCATTTCTCATAACTCTACATTTTTTATCTGAGTAACCTATTTCTTCTCCTACATCTAACCAGCTTGGTGCTTTTTTTCTATTAGAGAAATATCTAAAGCTAACAAGTCTTTTCTCTTCTTCTTTTAGCAGCTCTAGTGCATTTTCTATTTTTCTAATTTGTCTCTCTTTTTTATGTATCTTATTTTCTATTTCTATTATCTGTCTCTCTTTTGCAAGTACTTCATTTTCAACTGTATTGCTTATGTTATTTGTTTGTCCTGTTCTTTCGTCAGCATAGCTAATAGCTTTGCATCCCTTATAATCTATCTCTAAATATTCTAAATCTATTTTTAGACTGTTTAACTCTATTTTCATAGAATTATAATTGTATAACTTACCTTCTGCATCTGAAAATGTTTTATCTTTTTCTATTGTTTTACTAGCCATGCTCCCACACTCCTGTTATAATATTATTAAGGAATTTGTCGGAATGTGAAAGCATTCCTTTTTTTATGTCAATTATTTGTATCTTACATGCATAATCTACTCACTATCCATGCACCAATAACCACTATGATTATTGCATCTGCTATTACTCTATTCATATTCTTCTATCTCCCAATCTTCTGGACTATTATGGTATAACGGACATATATCAAGACTAGGCAGTAATTCCAATACTATGCATTGTCCATCTTCGCATTCATCATATCTACTACATTCTTTTTTTATTGTTAGTAATGCTTTTTTTATCGATTCTTTTCTGTCTTCCATTATTTCCCCTCCAGTAGTTTTTTATTTTCGTATATATTCCCTATAATTTTATTTTCCTCCTATCAAATGAATTGTATTGTTTTGCTTATGATGATCATATATAGTAACATCTTTTCTTTTTATTTCTATAACCATGTTATATGTGTATCTATATTGTATTGAGGATAACTCAAATTTGATTATCTCTAATTTTTTAGCTTCAATTTGTCTTTTCATAAATTCAATATCTATATCTTTTATTTTTACTCCTGGTACATATATTGGTAATATTATTTTTCTATAATTATGATTTTTCATAGCATTAATAATCGGATTTACTACTCTCTCTTTATACATTGTCTTTATAGCTTCTTCTCTATATGTATACTCTTGTATTTCTTCATCTTCATCTAACATAGTCAATATTACATTTCTTACCCTCTCTGGTCTTAAATTGCAGTTCTTGCAATTAAAAACTAATAATGCACTTCCTCTTAAAATTCTTATAAAGTTATCACATCTACAATCACATTCTTTATGCCAGATGCCCTTTTTTATCTTTATTCTTTTATTCATATAGTCCCTCCAATTCCTTTTCAGCTAATTTAATTGCTTCCAATGTGCTATATCCCTTTTCTTTGAATTTTTCTACAACTTCATCACCTAAGTAATATATGACGAATAGTAAAGCTCCTATTGTAAAAAATCCTATTATTACTTCTAAAATGGTCGTTATTATTTCACATTTTATAAAAATCATAAAACCCATCGTAATGGTAAAAACTATAGCTATTGCATATAATAAAAGTCTTATAGCACCGACTATTATTTTTATGATTATTTCTAATACATTTTTCATAAATTTCTCCCTAAAATGTTTTTTTACTCATTCTTCCAGCAAAATAAATTAAGAAAAATCCTAATGTTACCATTAACCATTTTAAAGTATATAAACTCGGATTTCCTGCAGTTATATATACAATTGCATATCCAATTACCAATAATAACATGTACATATTTATCATCTCCTTTATATTTTGTGTTTAGTATTGTTTCTTTTCTTCTTGTTCTATTTTTATTTCTATATTTGTTATTGCATATTCCATGGCTTTTTGTGGAGTTAAATTATATTTTTTAATATATTCCCTAGCCAGTTCTACAATTTCATTCACTCTGCTTAATAGCAAAGCTTATCACCCCCTTTTTAGTACTTGTAATTCTTCAAGTTTCTTACAATCAACATACTTGCATTTATCTTTACAGTTATGTTTTATAATCGTTCCTTCTCCATATGCTCCTACTATTTGTGGTCCTAAATAGTTGCTGCAGTATTTATCGCCAGTTTCTTTTTTAAAATATTTACATTTCATCTTTATCACCTAATCTACTACTAAGTAATTTCTTATATCTCCGTTTTTAAAATATATTTTTATTTCTCCATGATCTAATAAATTATCAAAATATATTTTTATATCTTTCTTAATAATTAATTGTTTCAAAGAGTTTATATAATTTGTTCTTTTTACTTTGTCTGTTATGTTTTTTTCGAGTTTAACTGCTAATATAGCATTAGTCATTTCCGACATTTCTATTGTCTGTATATCATTTGCTATATGCATTAATCTTTCTTTTGTTATCTCTTTCATTTAAACCTCCTTATGCTGTTATTCCTAATTCAATCAGTTTTATTTTAGCTTTATCTATTCTATGTTTAATTGTATTTTTTTCTACTCCAATCATTTTTGCTATTTCTATATTTTTATAACCTTCTGATTTCTTTATAATGATTTTTCTTATGTCATATATTTCGATTTCTATTTTTTTTAGTACTTTTAATAAATGTTCTAAATCAACTTTAGAAGTATAGTCATCTTTTTCATAAATCATAAGGTCTTTAAATGTTAAACCTTCTTCATCTCCTTTTATATATTCATCTATTGAATTTTTACAAACATAGTTTATTTTTCTTTTATGATTGTTTTTCTTTCTTACATAGCTATTTATTTCAAATTTTATGCATGTATAAGCATATGTACTAAATTTAGCACCTTTACTTGGATTAAATGTATTAATAGCTTTTGCTAATCCAATCATACCTTCTTCTATGTAGTTTTCTCTATCGCTTTCTGTAGTTTTTTCATAAGTAAATTCTTTGTTTACAACTAAATAAACTAATCCTAAATTTTCTTCTGCTAATTTGTTTTTTTCTTCTGTATTCAATTTCTTTATATCCTCCTATATAAAACTTAGTTGTTCATACTTGATTGTTTTTATTTCTTCTTTTTCAAATTCTTCTGCTGGATCCTTCCAACTAATTCGGCCACATGTATAACTACAATTTTTCGTTCTATCACAATCTTTACAACATTGATTCTTACAAACTCTGCTTAAATCCAATTCTTCGTTATTCTCTATTTGTTCCAGCAGCATTAACTCTTTTACCGAATCCATTCTCTCACAGCCTAAAGTTGTAAGATTTTCACATTCAAATTCCATTTTACAACTCCGTTATTTCTACTATTATTTCAGACTTCTCAGCAAACTGTTTCTTTGCTATCACTTCATGAATATATCTATCGTCTCTCCATGCTATTCCATTTAATCCGTCTAGTACTGCCTTGATACAATTATCAATATCCTTTTTAGTTGGTCCTATTTTGTCATCTAGAGCCTTATTTCGTTGTTTCTTGCTATAACTTTTCGGTACTTTGAAATTGAATAATATTTCAACTCTTAATTTCTCACCTTCTAATCTAGGTCTGTTTCCGTAAGCTAAACTACATGTTGTTTCAAAGTTATGTGTTTTTCTAGGTGTATATACTTTTCCATTCTTTCCAAGTCTAGGTCTTTCTTTTGCTATTGGTTCTCCTGGAATAAGAAATCTAACTTTGTTTTTTTCTGTCATACTTACATTTCTTATAGCTTTATATGCTGTGTTATCTACATATCCTTCTCCATTTTTATTTAGTGCATATCTCTCTTCCATATTTCCTCCTATTTTGCTGTTCTGTATGGTGCTAACATTGTTACTAATTTATGTACTAATATTTCTTTGTCTTTTGTTATTTTCGCCTCACTGTTTATCGCTGGTCCTCTTTTTTCTTCTGCACGATATTCTTCTCTACAAGTATTACTACAAAATCTTTGATTTGCTCTATTGCTTGTATATTCTTCGCCACAATACTCGCATATTTTTTTATTAGCATTTTTAATAAAATTTATTTCCCATTCCTTTTTATACGGAACGCTTTGTCTTATAGCTGATGCTACAGCTCCAGCGTATATTTTCTTGCCATATACACCTGTAAGATACTTCGCTACTGCATTTTGTCCTGTAAATTCTAATACTTCTCCAGTTTTTATATTTTTCACTTCGATTATATTTTTTCCCATTACTATTCACCCCTTTTCTTTACTTTTTTTGTTTCTAGTGATTTCAAATAGACTTGCAACTCCTCAGGACTTAGTTTGTATTCTTTTACTTTGCTGCATTTTTTCTCACTTTCATAATTACCTTTTAACTTTATTTCTCCAGCTTGTAAGAAAAATACACCGCCGTTATTATGTCTTGGTTTTATTTTTTGAACTGTCACCTCGTCATGTTTTTTAGATATTTTCCTCAAGCATCCGCAACTCTTAGTTGTCCCACTTTTTAGATTGCCTTCTCTCACGACTGTTGTATTTCCACATTCACATTTGCATTTCCAGTATTTTATACTTCTTTCTATATGATCTAGTTCTAATACAACTAATTTTCCATATCTTTCTCCTGTTAGGTCCATTATTTTTTTGGGTTTAGTAAGTTGCATTTCGTTTATATATTTTTTTATTGTCCAATCACTTCTATTTAGCTCATTTGAGATAGCAAGTATTGAATAACCTTTGCTATGCAATCTTTTTATTTTTCTCTTTTCTATATCTGATAGTCTTTTTGCCATTTGATTACCCCCTTCTGAGGGACTAACAAGCCCCTGTAGTTACTTTATAGTTTTTATATGCTCCAATAAACGTCCTTGAACTTCTGCAATGGTTTTTATTTCCTCATAAGTGCTATTTTTCTTGCATTTTTCTAGTTCTAAAACAATTAGTAATTCTATTTCCTTTGGTGTTTTGCCATAAAATCCTAATTCTTTTATAAGTTTTATGGTTTTTTCGTTGTAATTTTTATACAGTTCCATCTCCGCACC